GGACTAATCTTGTTTCATTATCAATCTGCCTTTGAATCGCTTCTTTCTGCAAATTAAATTGCTTATCGTAAGCGTTGTAATCAGGTTGAGTAATTGTTGCTCTGCCGCCACCAAAACACATCAGACCACCTCCGTACTTAAAGGATTCTGAGACTGTTCTTCATATTGGTTTTGAAGCCAACGAACAACAGAGACTTGCCCTGAGCGATACCACACTTCTTTTTCAGATAAATTCAAATCAGGAGCTTTGTCAGGAAACTTTTCCGTCAAAGCAGCGACCAATTTAATATCAATAGGTGGGAGGAAAGTCACTCTAAGGGGTTGTAATACTTCTAAGAATATCGGTAAAAACGCTTTTTTGTAACCTTTGTTTATGATGTAATTAAATATATACGCCCTTGTAGAATGAAAGACATCACCGAACAGTTAGCAAATATCCATGAATTAGTAGTCGAACAGGTCTTAGAAGACCTCCAGAATGGAGATCGAAAGGCAAGACAAGAAGCAATGCAGCTTCTAAAACAAAATAATGTTACTGCTACAGCAGCAGAAGGTACGACACTAAGAAAACTACAAAATAAATTAGATTTTTCAGGTATGGCAGATAAAGTTGTACCGCTTAAACTCCCAGACTCCGTTTCTTAAGTCCTCCATAAGCCTTTCCTGCTACTTGTTTTTTCGTCCAACCCATACAAATTGAGTCAATCGACCCAATTGTGTCATCCATCCAGGCTTCTAGCTCTGCTTCTGCAAGTGCATCTGCTCTGGCACGTTTTTGTACCTGCTGATCTAGCGCTGCACTTTCGACAAAAAAGCCAACTGCGATTGCTAAAGCGTCTAAACGGTCATCAAAAGAAAGGCAAGCTCTTTCTTGGGTGAGTCTTGAGCCTTGAAAAAATAAAGAACGGCTATATCCATGTTCAGGATCTTCATCATGCAAGCGATAATCCTGCTTTACGACCTTACTTGTAACAATTAATCTATGCTGTTGTATCAGAGGGCCAAGAGTATCGCAGAGGCGTTGTTCTTTACGGGTGTTATGTCTTACTTCTTCAATTGTTACAGGATGTTCTCTCATTAAGTGTGGTTTTAAGAGGGCGGAGAACATTCCATCACCCATATTTGATTCAGCAACGACATAGTTAACTTCCCATTTCTTAGCAACCTTAGATAGGTGCATTAAAACTTCATCGGCATAACCAAGAGTGGAACCCCCACTCTCTAAGAGGAACATATTTCCATTTAATTCTGCTAAAACTGCCCACGCTAGTTCATCTTGACCACGGCCAGCGGGATCAACCGCTAACACACAACGCCAGTGTTCATCTCTAGTTACCCAACCATTATGAAAGATTGGCTTGTGATAAAACCTATCGGCACCCATCCCAACGCAAACCAAATCTTGTAACCGTTGATCTGGTTGATTCGACCAAACAACAGTTTCAGGAAGGGCTGTTCCATCTATATCCATCACCATCAAATCACCAAGACGAATAGGAAATCTATCGAGATTAGCTAGTCTCGTATTGAGCATGAATTGCAACTCAAAAGAAGCCTTTGTCATAGAGGCTTTTCGCTGGAGGATGTCTTCGTGACCAAATCTCTCTGGATCCGTAGGCTCCTCCTGGAGAGCGCTGTTAGAGATGACCTCCTCTTGGATCGCAGGGTCGAGGTTGCCCTCGTAGCAATCAAAATCCTTGGGATACAACGCAGGCCAGTATCTAGCCGAATAGTTCCTTTCTCTTACAAGACGAAGATAAATTGATGTCTCAGTATGAGGCGTACCTAAATAAATAATCTTCCGAGGTAATATCTGATCTTCATCAGGTTTAATGATTGATTGTATTTCTTCTACAGCATGAGCAACTCTTTCTTGTTTTAACTGTGTAATAACATTCGCCAATGTCTCTACATCATCAAGAATTGCACAAGTACATCTTTGTCCTGTTGTCTGACCCATAATCCCCATCGAACGTACAGACGGAGACTGTTCTTTACTACCAGGGCCAACATCAAAAGCTACATTACTAAACCTATCTGTTGTTCCAGGCATAAGACACTCAAGAATATCTACTTCTCCAATACATCTCAACATAAAAGCAGAAAAATCAGTCGCTTTCACTGCCGTTGCAGAGACAACAAGAATCTTTTCATTAGGATCTACTCTTAACCTCCATAAAGCATAAAAAGACGCAAGAATACTCTTTCCTAATCCCCTAAATGCAACAGTTAAACTCTTATCAGGGCCATTCTGCATCCATTTACACACAGCAATCTGCTGCTTAGTTGGATATTCAGCTAAACCCAACTCTCGCAGCAGATAACAAGTGAAATTTGGAAAACTATCTCTTAATTCTTTAGGTAATGGTTCCCAAAGTTGATTCATTCTGTCTCTTCTTCCTCTTTCTTCTCTTCTACTACAACAGGTGCATCCTGCACATAATAATTAGCAGGCTTCTTTGCCTTTAATGTCTCATCTTTTACAGTACAAGATCCTTCAAGTCCTAAATCCAATCTTTGATTGTTGGTGAGATAAGGCATAGTTCCCCATAAAACTATTTCCATTCTATAGACAAAGACAACAAAACCCTCAATGAAGAGGGTTTCATCTAACCCACGCTGACCACGACCAAGCAGCAAGCTTCAGGGCTATCAACAGTCTAACAAAACCGTCTAGTCCTCGGCTCCCTTACCTCGTGATACCTATCAGGCCTAACCTTCGAATCCTCTAACCGTCTCTTCTCTAAATATTCCTTCATTCCTTTCCTATCTACCCTTAACCCATCAGTTAACCCATGCTTATCCCATCTATCCTTCCTCTTCATCTGCTTATATTCATACCTCTGCCTCGCATTTAATTCCATCATTAACACCCCGTATAACATTTGTACTTGCCATTCTATCCAAATATGATTAAGTTGGAACCGACATCAGTTCCTTAGGCAAGAACTTACATATTTTCTTACTCAGGTCTAAACATCTATTTATCGAGAGTTCCTAGGGGGTTCTTCCTCCATGTTACCTCGATATATTTCTCAGGAATATCTCTGGGATTCACTGTTAAATCTTCATTTTGGGTCTTGCGATTAAGTACCCAAATCGAGATGACCTTAACTGTTTTCCCCCATAGCACCCCTGGATTGGACTATTTAAACGGATTTTTTCCTGATAAATGCCACTTTTGAAAGGGTGACCCTGGGGTGGGTTGGTATCACTGGGATTAACTCACATTGGTAATGTGAATTGATGCCTTTAGTCTTGGTTTCTGGTCTCCTGCTGGTCGACTGGCGGTTAAATACTCAAAGAAGTACCCGCCTAAGGTCTACAGAGAACCAACATAGTTAAGTTTTACAACATTCTATAGTTACACTTATGTAATGTTCAACGGCTTAGCTAATGTAGGTTTATCTCTGGCAAATACCACGACCACCAGAGAGAAACTAGACAAATGAATCAATTTGCTTTTCACCATGACGGAGGTCACGGCTGGCTTCAGGTGCCAAATAGGCTTTTATCTGATCTAGCTATTGAGAACTTCATTAGTAGGTTTTCATACATCAAGGGTGATCAGGTCTACTTAGAGGAGGACATGGACGCAAGCCTATTTATAACGGCTTGGAAAGCTGAGAAAGGATCAGATCCAAAGTGGTTTGATTATTTCGAGGATGGCATGTCCAAGATAAGAGACTTTGACAGATTCCCTGCAAGAGCAGATAGGAGTTATTCGCAGGTACAGAGAAAGCTAGAAGACCTCCGAAAAGGTTATTAGACAGATTCCATCCTGGAGGGCTTTAGGGCCTTCCATGCTGGATTCTCCAGCTACCACGACCTTTAGAAATTTATTCTTATGTCTGTTAAACAGATAAGTTACAGCGACATCAAGCAGTGCATTTTTGATACTGCGGAGAATGTTGTTCAGACAAGTATTCATCCACAAACTAACCGTCCTATGTGGGTAGATAAAACAACAGAGGAATATTTAAAAGAAAGCCCAAACTACAAACTAATGCCTTTAGATGAGGCCGTTAAGTTAGTAGAGAAGGCTGATCGAATTAAATATAAGGCTGGTGTTTTGTTTCCTGTAACGGAGGAGAAATACTGGGACGCTTTCGAGTGTTTACCACCTGAGAGATGCACTAGGGATGAAAGGGGTTTCACTTGGCATATGTCAGAGTTAACTACTGGCAGCCTTGCGACTTGGTATATAACCCTTTTTGGGTTAGAGCCTAAGCCTTATTACTGTGTCACTGAATGTATTTTTGAAGCTACACACGACAAGCTTATAAAACTTGCTCAGGAGGCTTTTAAAAATGCGACTTAATTTAGTTTTAGATACAGATAATGCGGCCTTCGATGGTGACGCCCTGGGGCCTGAAGTGTCGAGGATCCTTATCAAATACGCTAACGCTATTAAAACAGTAAGTGATCCTGACACGTCTATTGATTTAGAAACCAGGCTAAAAGATACCAACGGTAACAAGGTTGGCTATGTCAAGTGGATTATTTGACGACATCCTGGAGGCCTTTCGAGGCTTCCATGATGTCCTCTTAATTGAGACATCAACCACGACCAATTGATTATTTTTAATCATGCCTTCTATTGAATTTATGGATTGCACTGGTGATGAAATCAAGTCAACAGAACTTGACCTTGAGAAATCCACACCAGAAGAAGTTAAAAAAGCTCTTATTGAGCACTTAAGCCCTAAAGCTAAAACCTCAAAAAAAGAGGTTAAACAATGAACAGTTTTCAAAAACAGGCTTTCATGCCGCCTCCATCAATAACCCGCTTTGAAGTGGGTAAGAAATATCAACACGGTTGGATAAGTGATGCTGACAGAAAAACCACTTGGGAAGTTATAAAGCGCTCTAAGTGCTTCGTAACTATCAAAGAAATAGGAAATTACCCTGAAACTGTCAGGGTTAAAACCTACAACTATGAAGGAGCAGAACACTGTAAACCTTTTGGCACCTATTCAATGTGTTGCATCTTATCCGCAGCAAAAGAGGTTAAATGATAAACATAACAGCCAAATCTACGAAGCCTGAGATTATCCAGGCTTCAATGGAATACATAGACCTCACTGATAGACAGATCAAGCGTCAGAAAGAAATTAATTTATTTTTATTCTGGTGTCTTGGTGTCGTATCTGTTTATGCCTTGATTTTTTAAACCTTTATCGGGTCATCTACTGATGACCCTTTTTATTATGAGCAAATCATTAGGAGTCAATGCACAGTCATTTATTAATCACATAGAGGCAGGTATTGAAGCAGCAGGGCTAGAGTTCTCTGACTTTCAACCATTTATGTGTCAACACGAAGATGGAAGAGTAGGGATTGCCTTTAGTCAATTAAGACCAGGAAGATCTAAGAAATCTCAAAACGCTGCAATTGATTCAACAATTGTATGTTTTGAAAATGGTATCGAATGGCCTAGTTGTAAAGCAACTAATAAATTAATGCCAATAGATGAACAGCAACCACCGTCAATGCTTGCAGTTCTATTTCTTGGAGCAATGTTGACAAAGAACCCTGTTTTCTTACCTGCCTGCGAATGTTGTGAGGCTGCAAAATGACCCGTCAATTCAACACCGATATGGAACGCGATATAAATCGCATTGCCATTGCTACTGAGAAGATACTTAAACTTCTCAAGGAGCTAAAGGAGGAAAAGAAATGACTGATGCTGAGTTCTATGAAAGCTATGGCATTACCTATGAACAATGGGAAGCCAGGATGAATGATGAGGCTTTATATAAACCAGTTGGAAAGAGAGGTATCAATAACCTCTCTTCCAAACTTCTTCAAAAGCTTATCCCTCCTCATTTACCTCCATCAGTTGATACTTTTTTCAAAATGGAGGAAAAGAAATGAACGCAGGTCTAGTTATGACAGGCATCTGTATTGGTGTCTGTCTTTTTATTTTCAATAGCCACCCAAGGAAAAGAGGCTATTCATCAAAAGAACTTGATCGGATTCGCAAGATGAACATCAAGACACCTGAGATGAAAGCCACTTATCTAAGAAGGATGGCTAGAGAACATGAACGAATGATTCTTGAAAATCAAAGAGGTTGTAAGGAGGAAACACGATGAAAAAAAAGATTGACCCGTTGATGGTAAGCATTGACTACATGAAACACGCAACTTTAAGTGAGCTATTCGCCTTAGAGCGTGTTCTTTCCTGCTACAAAGAAATCAGACAAAAAGAACGAGATGAAGAAAGGAAAAAATATAGAGAAAGACTCTACGGAAAGGAGAAAGTATGACTAACTTCACTGCATTTGCAAAGCTGCTTTCATTGCTAAGGATGAATGGGGAAGGCGGCCAAATTGGTGGTTTGTCTATTGAATCACTTCTATTGGTAGCAGAAACACCCAGGACATTAGAAGAATTGACTCACCTAACAGGCGCACATAACGGTAGCGTGTCCAGAGCGATTCGTTCTATTACTCCAGTATGGAATGAAGAAAAGGGGGTAATACACATGCCTCACCTTCATTTGCTGGTCAGAAAGAAACGTAAACCACCTTTAACAGGCCATGAATACCGTTTAGCCAGAGGTGGTAAACAATTACTCCAAGAAGCAGGATTAATGTAAAAGACGTTTATGTGCTTCATTCATAAGTACATATTATACATGGGGGCGTAATAGTCCCCCTTTTTTGTGTATTCCCTATTTACGAAATATCTAAGACCATGTAGATATATGAAGTAGTTGATCTAAGTTTGATGAAAGGAGGAATCATAGAGATGTTTGCATCTGTGATTTGTCCACACCCTAGAGGACAAAGGCACTATGCTTGTTATATTCACTTCTTAGAGAAGGGGCCTATCCTATGTATCAGTTCCAGCGAAAATCTAAGAGTGGCAAATTGTCGCAAAGATCCTTTTAATTCATGGATCTATCTAAATTGGCGGCTGCTCTTGAGACTGTGGGCTCAATGGCCCCAGGTAATTTTCCGATCCATCATGCACAGGTACTTCTCTTCATCGCTAAGAAGGAATCCTGCACCTATAGAGAGATAGAAAATCATTTTGATGTATCAAATGCTTCTGCCTCTCGTATCGTTCATTCACTAGGAATGAATGCAAGGCATCGTGAAACATGCCTCGGTCTCGTAGAGATCTATATCGACCCTGAAGAAGGAAGACGTTACAGGGTCAGACTTACTAAGAAAGGTAAGTCAGTGATCAGATCTTTGGAGGCTGTCTAACCCACACAACCACGACCAACTACGACCAATGGCTGAAATCATAAGTGCGAATATTTCGCAGCGAAAAACTGGATGGGTTGTAAATGTCACTTATGACAATGGAAAGAGAAGCCAGTTATCTGCAAAAACAAGAAAAGAAGCAAGTCAGAGAGCTGCTGAAGCATTAAGTGGAACAACAACCACGCATCCTCAAAGGTTGATCTATACGGTCAGAGATGCTTTTGAAGATGCCTGGAAATATGAATGGCAATACCAAGCTGGCAGCAAAACAACCCGACTATATGCAGAACAAGCTGTTGCTTTTCTTGGTGCCGACACTCCTATGGAAGATATTGATGCTGGTGATGTGATGGACTTCACCCATTATTTAAAAGAAGATCGAAATAATTCACCAGGAACAATCAATTCCAAATACAGCAAAATACGAGTAATGCAGCAGATGGCAATTCTTCATGGAAAAGTGAGGAATCTTCCTGTCTTACCCAAAAACTTGAAGCTCAATAATCACAGACAAAGGTATTGGAAGGATTTTGAAATTAAAAAGGTTTGTCAATATTTAGAGAAGATTGGCAGACAGGACGTAATTAGATATTTTCTTTTCTTAACAGAGATGGGTTGCAGACCTATTGAAATGGAACGCAATAAAGCTTCTGATTATGACTTCAAGAAAGGAACTGTGACCTTCTTTAAAAAAATAAATGATAACAAAACAGGAAATAGAACCCTGCCTATGACTCCCTTGGCCTTGGATATGGCAAAGCAACAGATGCCACCAGTCAAAACTGCAAGGATGTGGCCTCAGAAAATATCAGCTATGGCCTACCAACTGGAGAGAGCTGTGGACTTTTGCGGTATCGAAAAAATACGAGTAATAAAAGACACGAGACATACGTGTGGTACTAGACTGGGGATGCTTGGAAAATCCGAGCTGCAAATATCAGCTTGGCTTGGGAACAGTCCTGCAATGTGCAAGAGATATGTTCACATGCCACACGACCAGCATGGTGAATGCTATGAGGCATTAACGAAGCTAAGGGTTGCAGCATAAGGGGGTCTAGCGATCTGGTGAACGCACCAAACTCATAATTTGGCTCAGGAGAGTTCGATCCTCTCGACCCCCATTTTCTTTTCTTAACGTAATTCGATGGATTCGATATTTATATTTACTTGCAGCAAGTTATTGAAATCTGCTTGCACTTGCGCCGAGAACCCAGTCTATGACTAGGCTTAATCAAACTCATAATTCGATTACATATCGTCAACGCCCCTGGAGAGCAAGTAATTCGATTGCAGTAGCAGGTATCAGGACTGGCGTTACACCCATGTAACGAATAACTTGCAATTGCAAGCAACTTGCACAGCATTTGCAATCTATTCACCTACACGAGGAACAGATTCAGCGACAGTTAATTGCTGAGTCCAGGGCCAAGGATTCTTTTGATTCAAATCAAAGGAGGTTAAAAGCTGCCGGAAAAGAGAGTGCTCTTTCTTATGGGCAGCATCTTTACAGTTCGTTAGTTGCTGATGTTGCTGATGCCTTAGATAAAACTTTTACGGAATATCTGCTCAATCCTGATCAAGCACGAATCAATGGAGCTGCTATTCCTTTCTTTGATCCATTTAAAAGTGTTGATCAAATTGCTTCTGTTGCTTTAGTTGCAACGATTGATCAACTCAGCAGGAAACAAAGGCTTGCTGTTTTCTCGCAGAACTTAGGAGCTGCCATAGAAAAGGAATGCAGGTTGATGAGACTAGAAGGGAAGAGCCCTGTTGAATTACGTCATTTGATGAGGCAAGGAATCAGCAGGAATAAAATCAGCAGTACCCAAATAATGAGACAGCTTGGCTGTCCTATTCCTGTCTTTAATGATTTAACTCGCCTACATATTGGTCAGTTCCTTTTAAATCACATCCTTCCAACAGGTCTTGTCAAAGTAGAGATTCACAAGGTTGGCAAAACTACTCCAAGGTTTGTTCTACCGACTGAAGAAGTTGAACATATTATTCGTGAGTGCAGGGTTCAGCAATACAAGACAGCTTATTCAGCAATGGTTTGTCCTCCTGAAAGATGGGAAGGACTTTATGGAGGAGGAGTTCTTGCTAATGAAGAATGTTTAATTCGTGTACCTATTCAAGATGCAGAGGAAAAAGACACAACTGCTATTGAGCATTACAGAAGAGCTGATCTAAATAAATACATTGCAGTTGTAAATCATCTTCAGGATTCAGCCCTTAAAGCCAGGAAAGACACAATAGAAGAACAAAGGATTACCTGGGAAAATGGCTTTTATGGTCTATGGCCTTGCGCCAAGATTCCTAAACCTGTCCCTGAGAGATTAGGAGATAATCCAAGTAAAGAAGATTTGAGAGAAAGGAATCGCATGGCCTCAATGGCCCATCGAGATCGAGAACAAAACAGACCAAGGCGAATCAAGATTGAAAGATATATGCAACAGGCAGAGGAAATAGCAGGTCGAACTGTGTGGCAGGCGTATCACAGTGACCACAGGGGAAGAATTTATACATCAAATAAATATTGCACCACTCAAGGGCCTGACTATGAGAAGGGGATTCTGGAATTTGAGGAAGCATTGCCTGTTGATGAAGCAGGTTTCGAATGGTTATTAGCAGGAGCAGCAGGTCATTATGGATTAAGTCGATCACATTGGGATGAACGTGTGAAGTGGGGTGAAAAACATATTGAAGAGATGAAAGCAGCAGCAAATGATCCACTTGGAAAGGTCGAATTGTGGCGAAGTGCTAAGGATCCCTGGCAATACTTACAGGCTTGTAAAGGTGTAAATGAAGTCCTGGAGGAAGGTAAGACAGGGGTTCCAGTTCGCTTCGATCAGACCACATCAGGGTGTGGAATATTGGCAGCCCTGTTGAGGAATAGAGAGATAGGGAAACTATGCAATTTATATGGAGACACCCCTGAAGACCTATACAGCCTTGTAGCTGAAAAAGTTGTTGAAAGACTTACCCATGATTTGCAGTTTGGAGACAGAAGAGAACAGGTACTAGCAGAGATCTGGTTAGAGAGAGGAGTGTCGAGATCTCTATGCAAGAAACCAATACTTGCCGCGCCTTATGGAGGCTCCTACATGTCCCTGTGTGACAACTTGGTTGAAGTCCTGGATGAACACCTCGGATATGTCCCATTAGAGAACTTCACTTTTGAGGTTGCTATTCCAGCGAAGTATTTAGCTAGTCATTTATGGG